TCGTGAGGATGAAGGCCCTTCGGACTTTTTCTTGGCACCCGAAGGGCCTCATTCCTCGCGGCTCTGAATTTGAAATCCGCGAGGAAATGGCAAGGGAACTGGAAAAGCGGCAGCTTGCCGTGAGGGTGACATACGAGACTAAGGTGGTGACCCCGGAAATAAAGCATACCGGTGGTGGCTGGTATGAGCTTCCGGATGGCAGTAAGGTGAAAGGCAAGGAGGCTGCGGAGAAGGCCCTGAAGGAGATGGTAGGAAATGGCGCTCAAGGACAAGATAACCCTGACCCTTGAAGAGGTAAAAGCATTCCTGCATATTGACCACGATGCAGAGGATGTTGTGCTCCAACGGATGCTATCAGCCGCCGCCAATGCTGCGGAGCGGTACCTAAACCACGATTTTGGAGATGACCCTGTTCCGGAAGAGGTTGAGATCTGGGTCCTGAACCGTGTGGCCAGGCAGTTCCAACGTCGCGGAGAAGGATTACATCATGAGAGCTTTGAGGGTCATACTCAAATTTGGGATGCAGAGGAATATCGAGACTTGTGGCCGTACCGTAAGCTCCCGGGGGTGTAGCTGATGGCAAGATATAGGCATCGAGTGAACATTCAAAAAAGAGAACGGATGTTTGACGGTGAGGGCTGGAAATATGACTGGAAGACCATAGACACGGTATGGGCGAGTATTTCCCCGGTAAGTGCCCAAGAACGGCTGGAATGGCAGAAGCTGGACGTGGAAGTGACACATAAAATAAGCCTGCGGCCTTATCCCGGCATTGACCGGATAAACCACAGGCTGGAATTCAAGGACAGGGTATTCAAGATCGTGTCAATTCTCAACCCTCAGGAGCTAGGCAGGCGGCTGGACTTGATTTGTACGGAAGAAGGTTAGCCAGAGGTGCTTTTTGTTGGGCATAAAGATTGAACTTAAGCGAAATTTGGACAAGGTCATAGATGCTCTGGACAGTATTGCAGGCCAGCGGATGACAGAGGCTTGCATACATGTCCAAAACAAGACCAAGGAGAAACTGAGCGGGAAAAGGACGGGGCGAGTGTACCGGGTACCAGGCACAAAGAAAACTTATGTGGCTTCAGCTCCCGGTGAGCCGCCGGCAGTTGCGACAGGGCAGCTGCGAAGCAGTATTAAGTACCGCATTGTCGGCGAAATGCAGGTGCTGAGGGGCGAGGTCGGTAGCGAACTCAAGAAGGCCCCGATGCTGGAATTCGGAACGAGCAAAATGGCTGCCAGGCCCTTCTTGAAGCCGACCTTTGATGAGGAACTCCCTACAATCAAAGAAATCCTGTCAAGGAAGTGGTTTTGATGCTGGCAGATGCAATATTCCAACGATTGCTAAATGATCCGGAGCTGGCGGATATGCTGGCGACCATCGACGACGGCATACCAGCCGTATTCCAGACATGGGCGGAGCCGGACACCCCCTTTCCTTATGTGGTGTTCCGGCTTAGCGATACTGCCAGCGGCCACTGGGGGAGACGGGTGTTTACGCTCTATATTGACGTATGGGACTACAATGATGGAGGGCACCCGGGGACTGCCAAGGCCATCAGCAAGAGGATTGTGGAACTGTTCGACCGACAACGGTTGACACACCCGGATTATGAGGCTATCCGGTGCAGTCTCGACACCCGGGGCCTGATACCGGAGGACACTTCGGGGATAGTGCATTTGGCACATCAGTTTTCCGTCATAGCCTGGCGGAAAAAGTTCATTGAGAAACTTCTTGAGGAGTGATGAAAATTGGCAAGGTATCACGGTGTTACAACGGAGACGGTCAAGAGACTGTTTGTTGATGCAGGGGCAGTGTATCTTAACTACGACGAGCCGGACGAACGGCTGTTGGGCGCCACGAGGGGTGGCAATACATTTACCATCGAGCAGGACGTCAGGGAAATAGAAGTTGATGGGGCAAGGGGTCCCGTGAAGGGTCTAAGACGTATTATTGAGGTAAGGGCCCAGATTGTGGCCAACCTGTTGGAGATGACCACGGAGAATTTGAAAGCGGCCCTGGCAGGGGCGACGGTGGAGGAAAACGGCACTCACGACATAATCACTCGGAATCTTACCATCAAGGACAGCGATTACCTCAAAAACGTGGCCCTGGTGGGGGAAATCAGCGGCAGTCAAGAACCTGTAATCTGCATCGTGAAGAATGCATTGGCCGACGGGAACTTCAGCATTAATACCGCCGACAAAGACGAGGCTGGCCTTGAAATTACCTTCACCGGGCATTTTGATCCGGAAAACCTGGACGAAGAACCGTGGGAAATCCGGTTTCCCAAAATGGCTGGTGGTGGAGGGATTTAATAAATGGATATACAAGTAAGACCGTTAATTGTGGATGACCTATTTGCCGTAGCCAAGATTATCGCCAAGGCCACCAGCGAAGGGATGAAGGCTTTGGCCAGCATGCAGGATGCAAGCGAAAGAGAAGTAGGCATGGCCATCGTCACCGTTGGGATAACTCAGGCAGAAAAGGAAACTAAAGCATGGCTGGCGGATTTGGTTGGTAAAACTCCCGAAGAACTGTCCAAGATGCCGATTGCGACGGCGCTGGACATTGCAGAACAACTGGCCGAACAGGAGGACATCAAGGCTTTTTTTACGAGAGCCAACGCCTTAGCCAAAAAACTGGCCGGCAAGAAATAGCCCGGGTAATGGATCAGATACAGAAACGCTACGGATGGACGGATGAAGTTGTTTTCAAGCTTCCGTTCACCCGTTTTTTGGAGATATGTGAAACAATCGTAAAAGCTAGGCAAGACGAAGCCAGGGAGCAGATGGCCCTGGCTGCCTTCTTGGGATGGCAAATGGCCCAGCTGTGGGGATATAAATACAGTTATGCCAAGTACCTGCAGGAATTAGGCTTGCTGGAGAAGGACGTGCCAAGCCCGATAGAACGGCAGCTGAAGAAAAACCAGGCCCTGGCCCGGGCAGCAAAGATAGTAGAGATGGACAAGCAGCGCAAGGCAAAGGTGGTGAGCTAGGTGGAGATATTTAGTCTGGTCGGGAAAATCACACTTGACGGCAAAGCAGCTGTAGAAAACGCACTGAAGGAAATAGATGAAAGGGCCAAAGGCGTTGCCGACCGGTTCAATCAGGTTGGTTCTGTTTTTACAAAGACTGGCAAGAAAATATCGGACACAGGGAAAGACCTGTCCAAGTATATCACGGCTCCCTTGGCTGGTATTGGTGTTGCGGCCGGGAAGATGAGCATCGATTTTGAGAGCGCGTTCGCTGGTGTTCGCAAGACTGTCGATGCATCTGAGCAGGAACTGGCTGCACTCCGGGACGGCATCCGTGACATGGCCAAAGAAATCCCAGCCGCGGCAACAGAAATTGCCGGCGTAGCCGAGGCAGCCGGGCAGTTGGGTATTGAGGTGCCGAATATCTTGAGCTTTACCCGGACGATGATTGATCTGGGTGAAGCCACCAATCTCAGCGCCGAACAGGCGGCCACTGCACTTGCCAGACTCGCAAATATAACACAGATGCCGCAGGACCAGTTTGACCGGCTAGGCTCCACCATTGTTGCTTTGGGCAACAATTTAGCCACCACCGAAGCCGAGATTGTCGAGATGGGGCTACGGCTTGCCGGTGCTGGCAAGCAAGTTGGCCTAACCGAAGCCCAGATTCTTGGCCTAGCGGGTGCCTTATCTTCCGTTGGTATCGAGGCTCAGGCTGGTGGCTCCGCCTTTAGCCGTGTAATGGCCGATATGCAACTTGCTGTTGAGACCGGCAGTGAGAGGCTAAATGACTTCGCTGCAGTAGCCGGCATGAGTGCTGATGAGTTTAGACGAGCTTTTCAGGAAGACGCAGCAGGAGCCATTATTGCCTTTATTGAGGGGCTTAGCACGGCAGAAGAGCGCGGGATGAGTGCTATCGCAGTTCTTGACGAAATGGGCATCACCGAAATCCGCCTCCGTGACGCGCTGCTTCGTGCTGCTGGTGCAGGGGATCTGTTTAACGAGGCCATCCAAATTGGTACCCAGGCATGGGAAGAAAATACCGCTTTGACCACGGAAGCAGAGCAGCGGTACGGGACTACGGCCTCACAGCTGGAAACCCTCCGAAACAAACTGGTTGATGTAGGGATTGAACTAGGGGATAAACTTACTCCGATCCTGCGGGACAGTATCATCCCCTTGGTCGAGAAATTTATCGGCCATATTAGTGGTTTACTTGACTGGTTCTCAAGCCTCGATCCCAAATGGCAGCAGGTTATTTTGACAGCAATTGGTTTTACGGCGGCGTTAGGCCCGCTGCTGTCAGTCATAGGGAAGATAATAACGGTAGTAGGCACGATTACCGGAGCGCTTCCTGTTTTGGGCGCTGCATTTACGGCACTTACTGGACCTGTTGGCCTGGTAGTGGCAGCGATAGCGGCAGCAATAGCCATAGGCATAGAGCTGTATAAGAATTGGGATACAATCAAGGAGAAGCTTGCCCTGATCTGGGGCAGTATCAAGGAAACTGCTTCGGATATATGGAACGGCATATGGAACATCATCAAAGGCGTTATCAACTGGATTATTGGCGGCATTAATAAGATGATTAACGCTCTAAACAGCATCAGAATCAAAGTGCCAGCCATTAACATCCCACTAGTAGGAAAAGTCGGAGGTTTTGAAATCGGGTTGCCTTATATCCCTCCCATTCCAGAGTTAGCCGCCGGCGGTATTATTCAGCGGAGTGGGCTTGCTTTAGTAGGCGAGGCGGGTCCGGAGCTGCTTGAGCTTCCACAGGGGGCGAAGGTCAAGCCGCTGACAGGAGAAAGCATAGACTATGACCGCCTCGAAGCAATTGCATATGCTTCGTTTTACGATGCCTTCGTTGATGCCCTGAAGACGCTTGGCAAGGGCGAAATTAGAATTAACATTGACGGCAGAACACTTGCAAGAGAAATGATACCCCGAATCATTGCCGAGAACCAGCGTCTGGGGGTGGTGATTACATGAGCAGGATATGGTTAGGTACTCCAGGGAATGAACAGCTGTTACCAGCAATGGGCAGGCGGTTTGCGGTTGAAGACTTCGAGATTTCAAAGGAACGAAGAGTAGCCAGCGGGAGGTTAAAAAAAGAAGTAATTGACGTAAAAAAGCTATTCACGTTGGAATACAGCTTTGTAACAAATGCCATTTTGAAGCAACTGAAAGAATTGTATCAAGCCGGTATACGTAACAATCTGAACCTGAAAATCGAGCAGGAGGACGGCTCAATCGAAGAATATGAGGTTGTGTTCAGGCCATTCTCCCGCTCACGGTATTTAATAGGCGATAAGTGGTACTGGGAAGGCATCCGTATAGAGTTGGAGGAGGTATAAATATGGCAAGGGTGAGCCTGGCAAGACAGCAGCTATCAGACACCGGTCTAACAGC